TGATGGGATGACGTCCCCGGCTGCACGGGAGGGGGTCTTCTTCGACGTGGCGACAGGCCAACGTATATCTGTAGCCACGATGCGTCCCAAGCGGCTCCCGGTGGCCGTCGCGGCCGTCCTCGGCACGCGCTCGCCTCAGCCGTTCATGATCGCGGTCCGGGGCCGGCGCAAGTGAGCCCGACGCGCGAACAGATCTACACCGCCCTATGGTCGCTGATCACGTCCAACATCAACGCGCAGGGTCAGTTTGTGACCATGCAGCGGTATCTGCGCCACTTCGCGGACGTCAGCCCGGGCGAGATGCCGGCGCTGTACATGGAGGAACGCGGCGAACAGTGGGTCAAGAAGGGCAAGGGGATCCCGGCGATCCGCACGCTGAAGGCGGACGTGCTGATCTACGTCAACACCGGCGACCCGCTGGCGGTCCTGCCGTCGACGCTGGTCAACAACGCGCTGGACGTGCTGGACGACATCGTCGAGCAGCCGGGCAACCCGGGCAACGTCCAGACTTTGGGCGGCATCGTCGAGCACGTCTATATCGAGGGGCAGGTGGCGATCGCCGAGGGGCTGCTCCAGTCGACCTCCATCGTCCGCGTCCCGATTACGGTCCTGATCCCGTGAACCACGCCAACGGCTCGCCCAAGATCGCCATCCCCGGCAACGCGGGAGAGGCGATCGCTGCCGCTCTCAACCGGATGGCCCTGCACCAAGGCGACTGCGAGGCCGTCATCATCAAGAAGCGTGAAGCCGGCGGCCGCTACGTCTACCGGATCGCTTTCAACCCAACCCCGGCGACGCCCGGATAAGGAGTTTTACTATGTGGACCTTTGGTGCTGGCGTACTGATCGCGACTCCCCAGTCCGACGCGTCCGGCAATGCGTTGACGCCGTCGTCGCCGGTGGAGATCGGCATCCTGCAGGAGGTGGGCGTGTCGTTCGACTTCGAGTCGAAGGAGCTGTACGGCGCGAACCAGTTCCCGGTGGACGTCGGCCGCGGCAAGGGCAAGGCGATGGTCAAGGCGAAGTTTGCCCGGATCAATGCCGAGCTGTTCAACTCGGTGTTCTACGGTCAGACCCTCACGGCCGGTTATGAGGCGCTGTTCCATGACCTCACCGGCACGCAGGCGACCGGCGGCACCGGCGGGATCACCGTCACGCCGCCGAGCAGCGGCGCGTTCGCGCTGGATCAGGGCGTGCAGGACGGCAACGGCGTGCCGTACACCCGGGTGGCGACCGGCCCGACCGGCGGCCAGTACGAGATGACCGGCTCCGGCAACTACATCTTCTCGACGCAGGATCAGGGCAAAACCGTGTTCGTGTCGTACGCCTACACGTCGACCGCGATCACTGCGGCCAAGAAGCTGACCGTGGTCAACCTGCCGATGGGCTACCAGCCGAGCTTCATGCTCCAGTTCATGGCGCAGAAGAACGGCAAAACGTGGTGGGTCGAGTTCCCGAACGCCGTCTGCAACAAGATGGACAGCACGTTCAAGAACGACGACTTTACCATCCCGGACGCGGAGTTCGCCTGCTTCGCCGACACCAACGGCAACATCTCGTATCAGTCGTGGAGCGAGTAACCGTGGAGGCGAACGGCAGCAGGTACGCCCCGGTCGCAGGCAAGATCCCGGGCACGGCAATCAACTTGGGCGGCGTCGATCTGGTGATCGCGCCGCTTTCCCTCGACCAAGTACAGCAGTTCGAAGAGGACATCTCGAAGGCGAGCGAGCGCCTGTCCGGCAAGAACTTCGCGGAGCAGATCAGCTATTGCCTGCCCGTGATCCACGCCGGCCTGTCGCGCAACTATCCGGACCTGACGCAGGACGAGCTGCGCAAGCTGCTCGACATCGGCAACTTTATACCGGCGTTTCAAGCCGTCGTCAGGGTGTCCGGGTTCGAGGTAGCGCGACCGGGGGAGACACCCCGGCCAAGCCCGTAGATTGGCCGGACGTGTACGCCTACCTCGCGGCGGCTACGGGGTGGACGTGGGAGTATATCGGTGAGTTCCTGACGCTCCCGCGTCTGCGCGCCATGATGCAGCACTACGACCGGCACCCGCCGACGCACATCGCCACGGCCGCCGCGTGGCTCGAGCGGAAGCCGTCCATCGATGAACAGAAGCTCCAGCAGGAGGCCGAGATCATGAGCCTGCCGGTGCGGCCAAAGCGGATCGCTGGTCGTGGCTGAAGGTGTCGAGGTCAGACTAGGCGCCGACGTCAGCGGCGCGACGTCGTCGATGGACGAGGCGGCGAAGAGCATCGCCGCGTCCCTCGCCCAGATCTCGAGCGCCCTCGCGGCGTTTACGACCAAGCACAAGACCGACACCGCGCAGGCGCTCAAGAACAACGCCGACCTGTCGCGCTCGTTCCTCGAGCTGAAAGGCTCGGTCAAGGAGGGCTTCGACGGCGTCGCCGGCGTGGTCGAGCGGTTCCGCGGCGTACTCGGCAGCCTGACGCTGGCGCTCGGCGGCGGCGCGCTGTTCGGCGAGGCGATCAAGGAGACGCTGGCGTTCGAGGACACGGTACGCGGGCTGATGATCACGCTCGGCATGACCGCCGACCGGGCGACCACCTTCGGCATCGCACTCAAGCTGGCCGGCGTGGACGCCGGGGCATTCGAGCAGATGGCGATGCGGGTCGGGCGCCGGCTGCTGACGCAGGGCGACGAGTTCGACCGGCTCGGAGTGAAGGTTAAGGACGCCACCGGCAGCTTCCTGCCGATGGAGCAGATCATGCAGAACGTCTACAAGCGGATGCTCGACTTCAAGGTCGGCACCGACCAGCAGATGTTCGCACTGGAAGCGGTCGGGCGCAACGCGAAGGACTTCGCGACCGACATGGAGCGCCTGAATCGGGTGCAGGAACGCGCCAAGCAGCTGCAGGAGGAGTACAACATCGAAATGGGGCCGGACAAGATCGACCGGCTCGAAAACTACCGGGTCGAGGTGAACGCCTTCCAAGTCGGGCTGGGTGCGCTGGCCGACAAGATCGGCGAAGCGGTGCTGCCGTCCCTCGAGCGGCTGGCGCGCTACTTCGGCGAGATCGGACCGCAGGCGGTGACGGCGCTCCTGAACGCAATCAAGGGCTTCCTGATCATCGGCGAAACGCTGGTCGCCGGCATCCGGATCATGATCGAAGCGTGGATCGCGCTGGTCAAGACCATAGCCGACGCCGAGCAGGCGTTCTTCGACATCGGCGCGGCGCTCCTCCATCTGGACTTCGAGGGCGCGGCTGACGCCGCCAAGCGCGGCTGGAACCGGATGGTCGCGGACGCCAAGGCAGGCACGGCAGCGATCGAAGGGATCGTCAGCGAGTCGAGTAAGCGTATCGCCAGTCTACTCGACGACACGGTCACGGCCAAGAAGGGCGGCGGCGCTACGGCCGCCGGCGGCACCGAGCGGTTCTCGCCGAAACCCAAGGGTGGCGGCGCGGACATCGTTGCCCAGTGGCGGCAAGAACTCGAAGAGATCAAGCTCCAGCAGGGCCTGTTCAGCGAATGGTCGATGGCGCAGGAGGCGTCGTTCTGGGCGGGCAAACTGGCGCTCGTCCAGAAGGGATCGAAGGAGTACGCGGCCGCCTACAAGATGTTCTACACCGCGGTCAAGGCGGTTGCGCAGGAGCAAGTCGCGCTGACCGTCGAAGACTTCAAGCTGCAAATCGAAGCGGCGAAGAACAACGAGGGCGAGCAGAAGCGCATCGCTGATGAACTGCTCGCCTATCTCGCGTCGATCTACGGCGCGAACTCGCGCCAATACAAGGCGGCGGTTGCCGAGCGCATCAAGATCGACCAGCAATGGGCGGCCCAGCACGCACAGGTCGCCAAGATCGCGGCGCAGGAAGTAATCGACGCGAGCAAGTTTGAGCTGGAGCAGGCGCGGGCCGGTCTCCAGCAGGGCGTGGCGCTGTTCCAGATCAGCAAACAGCAGCAGCTGGCAGCCGAGCGCGAGTACACGGCGCAACTGTACGAGATCGACCGCGCCGCGCTGGAGCAGCAGCTACTCGATCAGAACTTGACCATCGTCCAGCGCGAGGAGATCCACGCCAAGCTACTAGGTCTGGAGCGCACTTATCAGGCCGAGCTGACCAAGATCGACAACGCGGCCGAGCTTGACCGCCAGCAGTACGCGCTGCAGGTGCGGCAGGCGCTCGAGTCCACCATGGTCGACACACTCGACAAGCTGATCACGAACACTAAGAACTGGAAGCAGACTTTCCTCGATGCTGCGAACTCGATTGTGGCGTCGCTGAACAAGATCGCGTCGCAGGCGATCATCCAGCAGTTCTTCGGCGCCGGGACCGCGGGCGGCGACATGTTGAACAAGATCGCCGGCATCTTCGGCGGCGGCGCAGGCAATACGGCGCAAGTGACTGCGACGACAGCGAACACGACAGCGGTGACAGCGCTGACGGCGGCGATTGAATCGCAGCTTGCAGCGGGCGGCATGGGCGGCGCAGGCAGCATCTTCAGCAGCTTGCTCGGCGGCGCGACTGATGTCGTCGGCATGTCAGACCCGATGGGCTTCCTCGCGATGGCCGGGATCCCGTTCTACGCCTCCGGCAGCCCGTATATCCCGCGCGACATGCTGGCGGTTGTGCACAAAGGCGAGCGTGTCGTCCCGGCGGTCGACAATCGCACCGGCGCGTACAAGGCAGGCCCGGTCGTCGTCAACAACCACTTCCACGTCGACGGCACGGTCGACGGGCGCACGCAGGCGCAGATCGCGGCCGAGTCCGCGCGCAGCGTCAATCGCGTGGTGTCGAGGATCTGACCATGTTCATC